AAAAATGATAAGGTTTTTCAAGCAGTTTACAATACCATCAATAAAATTACAAAACGCGTTACACATGCTGAAATGAAGCATCATGGCGTAAAATTAGGCACAAAAAAACCTAATGATATCAGGTTGGCTCAAGAACTAGAAACTAAGAATGCTGAAATAATTGGGCAGACAGTAATCAATTTAATCAATTATACAATTCACAATTTTCAAAAATGATAGAAAAAATAAGAGAACGAAATCGCTTGCTAGACAAAGCATGGAACTTGCTTGCTAGTAACAGAAACTCAAAAATAGTTAAATTTCCACCGACTACACATATTTTTTATAAAACAATCAAGATAAGTAAAAGTTCTATTAAGAATCAATCCAACACAAAAAGTTTTACAATGGAAATTTTTGATACCTCAACAGACATATACAGACCACTTTCAAATTACGAGATAGCGGACATGATACATGTTGGTGTCGAACAATTTGCACAAGATTTAGCTACAAAAAACACTGTTGAATCCATAGCTATAAATAGGAATATGTTTCATATAGCTATCGCAAAAAAAAGCGAAAAGGAAAAAGAATTTTATTTCAGAAAAACCTTACGCAGAATAAAAAAATTACGCACTTTGTTAGGATACTAACATTATATTGCGTATTATTGTTAATAATTTAATATAATATTATGAAAATCGAAAAACTAAAAGAACTATACAAAAAGTATGGTCTAGACAAAAGTGATGTTTTCAAGCATCAACATTACGTAATCATCACCAGGAGTGGTATTGATAAAATACAAGCACAAGCAGCAATACATATCGAATATGACGTTATAAACTGTGAAGCTAACTTCTGTGTCGTAAAAGCAAGAGCTTCACACGGATACGATGGCAATAAAAATATACAGACATTTGGCTCCGCACTGATTCAAGAGTATAAGCAAGAGATAATAAAGAAGAAAGATTCTGAGGGCAATCTTGTAGATGATATAAAACAAACAAGAGTTGGAAACTGTAACACTTGGTATGTTATGGAAATGGCAGAAAAACGCGCAATGAGTAGAGCAGTCTTAAAATTGACTGGTTTCTATGAACTAGGTGTGTTTGGTGAAGATGAAAGCGAAGACTTCAAAAGACAGGAGGCACAGGTATGGAAAAAATAATTGAACAACTTAAAGATGATAAGAACTATTACGGCGAGTTAGGTAAAAAGTATTTATCTAATTCCGACATATACGACTTAATCAACAATCCTAACGACTTTCAAAAGCCGAAGGAACAAAGTGTAGCTTTTGAATATGGACAAGCATTTCATGAGATGTTGATGTTTGGCACAAAGCCACAGTTTATTTCGTGTAGTTCAAGGAGAACAAACATATACAAAGAGGCTTTAGCAGAAAAGAATCTGGATATGATGCTTCTGGAAAGCGAAGCGGAGCAGCTTATAAATGAAGTCAACAAAGCTAAAGACAACGAGTTTGTCGCAGAAGTATTGAACAATCCTGATGTACAATTTGAAGTCCCTAACGTCGATGTACTTACAGACAACAACATAGAATGGAAGTGTAAAGCCGACATAGTTACTAACGACTGGTTGTACGACATAAAAACTACAAGTAATTTGAAAGGTTTCCGTCATAGTTTTTTTACATATAATTATGATTCACAAGCCTTCATATACTCAAAAATGTTTCAAAAACCGATGAGGTTCATAGTCATCGAAAAGAAGACAGGTTGTATTGGTTTGTTTGATGTGTCCGATAATTCATATACCAAAGGGCAAGAAAAAGTAGAACAAGCAGAGGATAACTATAAAAAGTATTTCCTAGATAAAACAGACAAGCTAAAAGATTTTATGAAGTATGAAGAAATATAGAAACACTAAATACGATTCTTTAGATTCGTGGATGGAACGTATAATGGTTATAATCTTTTGTATGATTATAGCTTATAGCTTACTAAAAATTTAATTTTAAATATATAAATATGAGTACATTAATTTCAGCGTCAATCAAGGCTTCAGAATTGAAGAAAATTGACAAAACAAAAATCATTAAGGGTGAAAAAGATAGTTATATACCAGTCTTAATATCTGTAAATGATGAATCAAAGTATGGTAAAAACGTAACAATTACCATGCAACAATCACAGGAGGAAAGAGAAAGAAAAGCCGACAAGCATTATCTTGGTAATGGCAGTGTCATTTGGACTGATGGCAAAATTGTCAAAGGTCAAAAAGATTCACAATCATCACCTGCTACGACAGATGCGACATCGCAGGCCTCTGACTCAGACTTTGACGATTTACCATTTTAAATCATAGGGGGGCTTGTAAGTCATAATCATAATTTAGATAGTTCGTTTACTACATCCTTGGCCCCCCTTTTTTATTAAATCAAATGAAAGAAACCACAATTTATAAAATAGCAAAAATTGTTGCCGATAAGTATGAGGTCAACATTGAGTTCATATTTCAAAACTCAAAAAGACAAGAAGTTGCTGATATAAGAGCAGTATTTCATTATATGTGCATGAAACATACAAATACTAAACTTAGAATTATTGGCGACTTCAGTACGAAAATGGGAAGAAAAAGAGCGCACCATCATGCAGCAGTTTTACACAGTAAAAAGAAAGTTAAGAACTTAATTTTTTCTGATAAGACATTTAAAAAATTAGTTGAAGATATAGACATGGAAATCGTAAAACAAATTTCATATGATAAATATATCTCAGCACAAAGCGCACAATATATTTCAAAAGTATTAGATAAAATATTTTATGAAAAAAATTGTGAATATTTAGAACAATTGACAAATCTTATATCAGAGGTATACGAATACAAAAACATTGAAGACTTAAAAAACTTAATTGAGAATCAAAAACAAACAAATGAAAGGGTACATAAAGTTGCACAGGAGCATTCTAGATTGGGAATGGTATAGAGATAAAAACACAAAAAACGTATTTATACATTTACTTTTAAACGCATGTTTTGATAAATGCAAATTTATGGGTGTATCTGTAAAGAAAGGACAATACATAACCTCTCTTACAAGATTATCTAAAGATTTAGATATACCTATCAGACAGCTAAGGACATCATTAAAACGATTACAAAGAACAGGAGAGATAACTACAGATGCGACAAACAAGTACACACTTATCACCATAGCTAATTATAGCAGCTACCAAGTAGAAGAAAGCGTACAAAAAAAACCTGTAACAATATACCCTACAAATAACGACAAATACCACAAAGAATGTTTATCTAACTCGATTTGGATTGAGCAAGTATGTATGAATCAAAGCATAGACAAAGATATTCTACACTCTGCATTGAAAAAATTTCATGAACACTTATCTATGACAAGTGATTTCAAAAGAAACATGCGTGAATATAAAACACATTTTATAAATTGGATAAAGTATAATAAAAAAGAAGTGCAGAATACAGGTGGTATATATAAATGGAAATGGAAAGGTCAAGCCTTAAAATCTGGAACAAAAAAACAATTAGAAAAAGACAAAACAATTTTTGATAAGCCAGGGTTTGAATTTAAAATATTAAGTTATGGAAATTAACGGCTTCGAAATAGAAACCTTCAACCTTTATGGTTTAGACACAAGGGCTAAAAAATCTACATGCCCTAAATGTTCACACACTAGGAAAAAGAAAACACAGAAATGTTTAATGCTTGATTGGGAACGAGGGCTTGGTACATGCCAGCACTGCGGCGAAGTCTTGCAGCTGCACTCGTACAAGTCTTCATTAGCGGAAAAGAAATACACAATACCAAAAGCTAAGCCAATAAAAATGGTGGACAAAGTTGTTAGTTGGTTTATGAAAAGAGGTATATCCAAATCAACAATCGACACGCTGAAAATTTCACACGGCCAAGAGTATATGCCACAAGTAAATAAAGAAGTAAATGTAATTATGTTTAACTATCTTGTTGATAATCAATTAGTTAACATTAAATACAGGGACTCTCGTAAGAACTTTAAGCTATACAAAGGGGCGCAAAAAACCTTTTACAATATCGACAGTATAAAAGAAACCGACACGTGTGTCGTAGTTGAAGGGGAGATAGATTGCGCATCATATCATGAAGCTGGTGTTCATAATGTAATAAGTGTTCCAAACGGATTTAATGCTAGTGGTCAAATAAATTTAGACTACCTAACAGATTACTATAGTTATTTTGAAAATAAAGAAAAGATTTACTTGGCTTTGGATAATGATGAGGCAGGGGAGAATGGTAAGCAAGAGTTTATAAGAAGATTAGGTTCTGATAAAATATACTTAGTTGATTTAAAAGATTGTAAGGATGCAAACGAATTCCTAATTAAATACGGTAAAGCTGAACTAAAAGAAACAATAAATCAAGCAGTGCCTTGCCCTATAGAAAATGTTTTGAGAGTGTCAGATGTCATAGCAGACCTTGATGATTTCTATAAGCATGGTATCAAGAATGGATACAAGATTGGACTAAATGGTTTTGATAATATTTTTTCGACATACACAAAACAATTTATTGTTGTAACAGGTTTTCCTTCAAGCGGAAAGTCTGATTTTGTAGACCAAATGACTATAGGATACAACATGATGTATGGTTGGAAAACTGCATATGCCTCTACAGAAAACTACCCACAATACCTACATGTAGATAAGTTGGTTAGAAAACTTTATGGCGCAACACCTAATTATAAAGAAACAAAAACTAAAAACTGGTTAGCTTGTTTAGAGCATATTAACAAAAACTTTTTCTTTATTGATTATGAGCAAGGTTTTAATCTAGATAACGTTCTTCAGAAAGCTGAGGAACTAGTAAAAAGGTTAGGTATTCGATGCTTGGTGATAGACCCATATAACAAAGTAAGAGATAAAGAGAATTTAAATTTAAGTATTACTGACTACACAAATATTTATTTAAATAAAATTGATAGCTTTTGTAAAAAACATGACGTTGTGTGCATTTTAGTTGCACACCCAACAAAACCTCAATCAGATAAAGGGAAGTTGTTTGAGCCCACATTTTACGACGTGAAGGGTGGTGGTGAGTTCTATGACATGAGTCCGCACGGTTTACTTGTGCATAGAGATTATGAAAAAGGCACTGTTAAAATTAAAGTTTTAAAAGTAAAGTTTGGTAATCTTGGAGAAAATCAAGCGCAAGTTTTCTATGGATGGAATGTAAACAATGGAAGGTATACCACAATTAAAGAAGGTAATCCTGCATGGGACAATACTAATTGGCTTGTAAACAAAAGAAATCCATTTGAAATATCTAAAACACTAGACATAGAATTTGATAACATAGAACTATGAAAACAATAAAAAAAATTAAAGCCTACCTAAATAGGCTTAACAAAATATTATTAAAAGGTTTGCATAAAACAACTTTTGGTAAATTTTAATTCACAATCATTGGACAGCCTTATCAGAAATAGCGCAGAAGTACGACGCACAATAGATTTTACAATGGTGCAAAATGGAGCCATGCATCCATCCGATATAGATGCTGTCTTAGAGTTTGATAATCAAATACTTATACTTATTGAAGTTAAAAAAAGAGGTATAAAAATACCGCTTGGACAGCGTTTATTGCTTGAAAGAATATGCGACAGCTGGCGGACACACAAGTCAGTTGTCTTAAAAGTAGAATACTTTGACGTCTATGATATCGTAGAAGATATACCTTTAGAGCAATGTTTTGTTACTCGATTTTATTACAACAAAAAATGGCATAACTTTGAAAAAAGAGCAAGTCTAGTTTGGTTTGTAAATCAATTAGGGAAAAAATGGGGTAATGAAAAGTGTAGATTTCAATGTTCATGAAGTAATGAAAGTATGTTTTGACAATGATATAAAAATATATCCAGTCATCTATGATAAAAATCATTTACAACTGGAAATAAATTACAAGGGTAAGAAAAAAAGAGGTCAAGAATTGTATAATCAAAAAACAGACCAGAAAAAAATGCAGCAAAAAATAGGTGATTTATATTATCACATTAGTGAAAAATTAACAAAATGTTGAGAATTCAATAATTTTTTTCTAAATTAGAGGAATTCATTTACAAAATGTCAGAACTAACCACAATGTTAACTAATTTCAATAAGGCGTTTAACGTTCCTGTTAATAGGAAACCAAGTTTGCTTAAAAAAAATGAATTTAATTTAAGATATAATTTGCTTTTAGAAGAAATAAATGAATATAAGGATGCGTGTGAGCAAGAAAATTTAGTGAAAGTAAGTGATGCAATTATCGACATAGCATACGTTTTGTATGGCGCTGTCGTTTCGCATGGGTTAGAAAAAGTTTTTTACGATATGTTTG